CCAAGAACTTATTTTCCGGAGATTTAATACATGGCAAGACAAGTTACATCAGTCACTAAACAAGGTAAACACGAACCTTTTGAATTACAGGTATCTGAAGGACAAATTGCTTTTCATGAAGTTAGAAATATTTTTGGTTGGCAAGAAAATGTAAATACTAATTTTATTCCTTTGTGGGAAAACGTTAGTGTTTATAGTTATCCCGCTTCTGCTTTACCAATGACAGTAACTTCTGCATCAGCATTAGATGATGGAGGAACTGTTTTAATAAAAGGTTTAGATATAAACTATGATCAAATTTCTGAAATTGTAGTAGCAAATAATGCGGTCCCTCCCGTTACGACAAAAGGTTTTTACAGAATTAACGATGTAATTTTTTCAAAATCAACTGGTGTAAATGCTGGTGACATAACTGTTTCAAACGGTGGAACAGAATATGCTAAAATATTAGCAGCCACTGGAAGAAATCAAGCAAGTATTTTTACAGTTCCAAGAGGATATTGTTTTTATCTTTATCGTATTGATGCATTTTCAAATGACAGTACTTCATCTAAACCAGGATTATTTAGAAACTTTGTACAAAATAGTAATGGATCTCAATATATTGTTGCAAGAACTACGTTTGATAACAACATGAATATTCAAAGAAGATTTCCATTTAAGTATGATGAAAAAACAGACATACAATTTCAACTAAGAACTTTTTCCGGTACGCATGAAATGAACGTGTTTGGAGAAGGTGCTTTGATTTTAAACGGATATACGTTAGACGTTAAGAACGGTAATTAATTATGACTAATTTATCAAAAGGCAGACACGCATTAGCGATCTCTGATCGATCAGGAATGCAGTTTCCTTATAATGAAATGGTTAGAGAATGGACTGGAGCATTTGTTCATATATCAGAATATGAAGCTAAACAACCTCAGTTAAATCCAGTTCCTATTGGAGGTGATCCACAAGGTTTACAAAATGCTAGACCAGATAGAACCGAGCCACCAACTTTTGATATACTTCCTGAGAATCCGTTTTCTACAACTGCAGGATCAAATGTAATAATATGTAATTTTCCAAACAGTGGTTACAAAACCGGAGACTTTGTAGTCTTTGATGAATTAAAAACTGGTGTATCAGATGTACCAGTCGAAGCGATACAATTACAATCTACCTTAAATGGTGCAATTACTGATATTGCTACAACAATAACTTTAAATGATGCAAGTAATTTTCCAAACGCTGGATATATTCTTATTGAAAAAATAAATCCTGTAACATTACTTTTTCAAAATGAAACAATTCAATATACAGGTAAAGTTGGTAATGATTTAACGGGTTGCGTAAGAGGTACGGCAGCTCCATTTAGAGGTATAACACCGGGTAACACAACAGCTGGCACGCACGAAAATGGCGCAAAAGTATTTGGATCTTTTGAAATTACTATGAATTCAAGCACAGTTCCAAACCCTGGACAACCACCGACAGTTACAGTTTTTAACAGTTTTAACTTTACTAATGAAGTAGCAGCTAGTACAACAGCAACAGGAGGCGGTTTACAGTGTTCATCTGGACCGGTAGTATTTAAGGCATAATTATGAATTTTGGAGAATTAAAATCAGATATCAGAAGTTACACAGAAGTTGATAGTACGGTATTAAATGACCCTATTCTTAAGACTATTGTGAAAAATGCTGAAGCTAGAATATTTAGAGAAACTGATACAGACGACGCTCGTTTCTATGATACAATTACTTTGACTCCAGGTAATAGAGAGGTTGCTGCACCAACAAATACAAGATTTATAAGATATATTTACATCAACGATACAAACGAAACACCAGCTGTTAGAAAAAATCTAGAGCTTAGAGATACTTCTTTTATGGAAGAGTTTTATAACACACCGGGTACAGCATCTGCTGCACCTAATAATATTCCAAAATACTATGCTAATAGAAATGCATCTACTATTTTTGTAGCCCCGACGCCCGATGCTGCCTACGTGTGCCACGTTGCTTATATCAAGCAACCAGACTCAATTACAGCTAGTGACGCGACTACAACATATGTATCTACAAATTACCCGGATTTAATATTATATGCATGTTTAGCTGAAACTTACGGCTATTTAAAAGGACCAGCAGATATGTTACAATTATACGAGCAATCTTATGGTAGAAGTATGGCTACATATGGTATAGAACAACAAGGTAGAAGAAGAAGAGACGAGTATATGGATGGTACAATTAGAACATCTATGAAATCTCCGTCTCCTGGAGAATAGGATAAATTATGGCATCAAGTTATTCAAATGATATAAAACTAGAACTTATGGTTACCGGTGAAAAATCTGGTCTATGGGGTAATATTACAAACACGAATCTACAAATCTTGGAGCAAGCAGCGAGTGGATATTTAAGCTTAGCTGTAGGCGCAGCTGATGTTAATTTAGTATTAACGGATGGCGCTACTTCAAATGGTAAAAATTTATACTTTAAATTAACTGGAACATTAACAGGGAATAGAGTTGTAACTATGCCTGACTCATCAGAAAGAGTATTTGTTGTAGAAGATGCAACAGATAGATCAGCATCACACTATACTTTAACTGTTAAAACTTTTTCAGGAACTGGAGTTACTTTAGCAACAGGTGCAAAAGCTTTGCTTTACTCTGATGGAACTAATGTAAATAAAGGGATGGTAAACAAAGGTTATAAGTCAACAACTACTTCTTATACAGCTGTAGATGGAGATCAAATTATTTGTGACACATCTGGAGGTGTTTTAACCATTACCTTACCAACAGGTCCTTCTATTGGATCAGAGGTAAGTGTTATTGATGGTGGACAAAGCTATAGCATTAATGCTTTAACTGTTGCTCCCGGAGCTGAAAACATTGCAGGTTCTGCAGGAGATATAACTGTTTCAACAGATAATGAAAATTTTACTTTAGTTTATGTAAATGCAACTGTAGGATGGACCTACAAAGATGATATATAGGAGGTAAAAATGCCTCTTAGCAAATGGCAAATCAAACCAGGTTTCGATAAACAAAACTCTGAGGTTGGAGCGGTCGCACGTTATGTGGGTGGTGACAACGTTAGATTTAGATATTCATTACCAGAAAAAGTAGGTGGTTGGAAAGCAGAAGGTGGAGAAAGTATTTCATCTGTATCAAGAAGACTACATCCATTTAGAGGTAATGACGGTAATAAATATTTAGCAATTGGAACGGATAAGTTTTTATTAATTTATTACGAAGATAACTTTTACGATATTACACCATATAGAAGTAGTGGCTTTCCATTAACAATTGATGAATTTAAAAATAGTACATTTACAACAGTTTCAGGTTCTAACGTTGTAACAATTACAACAACATCTATTAATAATATATCTGCAGGAGATATAATAGAATTTGAAAATGTAACTCTACCTGTTGGTACAGGTTATGCAGATTCTGATTTTGAAGATAAATTATATGAAGTAAAAACAATTGTATCCGATACAGAATTTACAGTTACACCAGTTGCAAACGCTACAGGAAACGTAGGTCCAGGTGGTTCTTGTTCTATTATTCCATTAGAAACTATTGGTAACCAAATACAACAATTTGAATTCGGTTGGGGCACAGGAGTTTGGGGTGGAGCTAATAATTGGGGTGAAGCTGCGACTACAAATGGTGTTAATACTCCTCCTGGTTTATGGTCACTATCAAACTTTGGTCAAGTATTAGTTGCAACTGTTTTAAATGGTAAAACATTTACATGGAACCCCGCCGCTGGTAACCCACTCGGGCAGCGAGCGTCTGTATTAACTACAGGTTTTGAAACAGATTTAAACCCGACAAATACTAGAATTAGTATGGTGTCACCAACTACAAGACACTTAATTCATATGGGTACAGAAACAACTGTTGGTGTTCCATCAACACAAGACGATATGTTTGTAAGATTTTCTTCACAAGAACAAATAAACACATACGACATTACAGCAGGTAACTCTGCCGGTTCACAAAGAATTCAAGATGGTACAAAAATAGTAGGTGCTATTAAATCAAAAGAAGCAATCCTTATTTGGACAGATAATGCTTTATATTTAATGAGACACATAGGTAGTCCATTTGTATTTGGATTTGAACAAGTAGGTACTAACTGTGGTTTAATTGGACAAAACGCTGTTGTAGAAGTTGATGGTGTTGCTTATTGGTTAAGTGATAAAGGATTTTTTAAATATGATGGATCAGTTAAAACTATTGATTGCTCTGTAGAAGATTATGTTTACGATGATATTGATACAACTCAAAGTCAACAAATCTATGCAGGTGTAAATAATTTATACACAGAAGTTAGATGGGATTATCCATCTTCATCAGCTGATTATAATGACAGATATGTAATATTTAATTTTGCAGAAGGTGTTTGGTATACAGGAAATACACCAAGAACTTCTTGGGCTGATTCAAATGTGTTTAGTAAACCTTTTGCAACAGATTTTGATAATACTACAAATGGAGACTTTCCAGAAGTTATAGGTGAGCCTGCAGCACCAAACGGATATGGTAAAACTATTTTATACAATCACGAAGTAGGTGTGGATCAAGAAAACTTAAATGGTAGTATAACTAGAATTACATCTAACCTTGAATCATTTGATTTTGATATATCTAGTCCAGAAATAGGTGATGGTGAAGTATTTTTATCTATGAGAAGATTTATACCTGATTTTAAAACTTTAGTTGGAACAGCTAAGGTTACTTTAACATTAAAAAGATACCCATCCGATACTGGAACAGCATCAACATATAGTTCTTTTGATGTTACATCTACAACAGAGAAAAAAGATACAAGGGCGAGAGGTAGATTTTTAAGTATAAAAATTGAAAATCCTGGTGCAGAAGATGGTGAAAATTGGAGATATGGTACACTTAGAATCGATATACAACCAGACGGTAGAAGATAATGGCTATTACAATTAGAGTACCCGACCCCTCAGAAGAATACGAAATAGGTAATCAAAGACAGATTGTAAGAGCTATTAATAATTTTATTCAACAAATAAATGCTCAATATAAACCTCAAGGTGAGACTTTTAGTGAGATAGAACAGTTATCTTATTTTTTAGGTTATGCTCCTTCTAAGCCTGCGGGACCTGCTACATCTACAATAGGTGGCACAACAGGAGGAATTATTTGGAGTAAAATAGATTGGGCAACTAGTTTTTTCAGTGGTAGTGGCGGTGCTTTTAGTCCGGGAGGTTCATTTCAAGCAAGTAGAAATAGAGGTTATCTTATTAGTAATATAGGTTATTCACTAGACCCACCTCTTTTTAATTTACCCGTAGAACCACCAATAGGTACACAAGTAGGAGTAGTAAATGGAGGTTATAATTCTATAAGTATATCAGCAGGTTATGATTCTAACGGTTATCAAATAAAAATAGATGGATACTTTAATGCTAATTTACCAGCATTTCCTCCAGGAAAATCTAGAACATATGTTTATTTTGGTGATGGCGGTTACGCAGCTGGACTCACGCCAGGATACGGTTATTATAAAACCTGGTATTCTATAGCGAAAGGATATAATTAGAAGTTATGGCAACAAGTTTTAAAAATATGATTTATGACCTTACTCCAACAACGAGTGAGCAAACAGTTTATGGAATTCCAACAGATTCACACTCAATTATCAACGCTTTTTATATAAATAATACAGGTGCTAGCACCATTAATGTAGAGGTCAGATTAGATCGAGGGCCAGGAAGATCTTATGTAGCGAGTCAAACAATACTGTTCTCTACGGTCCTAGATAATGGTCAATATTTAAATTTACTTACGGGTCCACTTGTGCTAGAAGGTGGAGATAAATTAGTATTTACAACAAATACAACCGGTAGAGTACAAGGTACAATCGCCGCCATGCAAGTAAACAGAGAAGATCAAGAAACTACACCTATAGGGTCAGTATAGACTTGATCAAAAACTGAAATAAGGATATATAAAATTATGGCAGAAAAAACTACATCATTCACAGGTCCAATCGTAGTAGGACTTAATGACAAAAAAGGAGAAATTCGTTTAACAGATGGTAAAGATGTTAACGAAGCAAAATATTTATCTATTGCAGCTCCAGAAAATATTACATCAAATACAACTTTAACATTTCCAGACGGTGCCGGTACTGCAGGTCAGATACTTTCAACAGATGGTAATGGTGGCTTAAATTGGGTTAATGATTCAGCAGGTAATCCTGCAGGAACAAATGGCCAAGTTCAAACAAATGATGGTGGTACTTTTGGAGCAATTTCAGAAGGGACATCAGGAGAAGTTTTAACATCAAATGGTGTAGGTTCTGCACCTACATTCCAAACTGCACCAGGAATAGATACTTCAGGAGTTGCTTGGCTTAACACAGGAGACTCAGTATTCTTGGAGTCGACTGGACAAAATAATCCTACAAATTATTCAAATAGTATACGTATTAATTCTGGAAGTATATTTCTTGATGGTAATCATCCAACTGGAATAAATAATATTGCTTTAGGTAATGCTGCAGGAAGTAGTTTAGGAGCTGGAGCTCTTGATAATACACTTATAGGTAATGCTGCAGGGCAAAACGTTTCGACCGGAACAAGGAATACTGTAGTTGGTGCTGGGGCTTGTTCAAATGTACTTGGTACTGTAGTTAATAATACTGCCGTTGGTTTTAATGCATTAAAAAATGCGGGAAGCTCTCCCGGATCTGGAGATTGGAATGTTGCAATAGGAGACGAAGCAGGTCTTAGTATTACAAGTGGTCGTCAGA